CCCAAGGCTGCAAAAGACCCTAACAGTCGTTTGCGTCAAGCACGTAAAAGATGGAAGTGTTAATATGCCTAAAGACGCTTGTTATAAAAAAGTAAAGGCTAGGTACAAAGTTTTTCCTAGCGCATATGCCAGTGGTGCTATTGCAAAATGCCGAAAGGTAGGCGCTAAAAACTGGGGTAATAGTAAAAAAAAGCCTGTTAAAAAAGCGATGGGTGGCGCAGTTGAGCCGAATAATAATTTTAGAAAAAGACCTGTACGCAGAATGATGAAGGGTGGCGAGGCTATAGCCAATGGGTGCGGCAAAGTCATGGGCAATCGCCGTAAGGTAACAAGGATGACCTAATGGCTGTTCGCAAAACAAAAAAAGGTGCTGCCTTAAAACGTTGGTTTAAAGAGGATTGGAAAGACGTTAGGACAGGTAAGGCTTGTGGGCGCAAAAAAGGTGAAAAGCGTGGCACACCATACTGCCGACCTAGCAAAAAAGTTAGTTCGAAAACGCCAAAAACAGCGTCAGAAATGACAGCAGCGGAAAAAAGAAGTAGAATTTCTCAAAAGAAACGCATTGGACAACCTGCCGGAAAGCCACGTAGGGTTAAATCCCTGAAAAGGAATAAGAAATGACTGTATCAGGTTCGAAAGACTTTGAATTAGACGTAGCTGATTACATCGAAGAGGCTTTTGAGCGTTGTGGTCTTGAGGCCCAAACAGGTTATGATCTGCGGACAGCAAAACGTTCTTTAAATCTCTTGTTCGCTGATTGGGCAAATCGAGGTTTAAATCAATGGACTATTGCGCAAAGGAGTTTCACAGTTGCAGAGGGTGATGGTGAGACTAGCCTTGGTGCGGACGTTATAGATATATTGTCCCTAGTTGTTCGCAGAAGCGGTACAGATTATGCACTAAACAGAATTAGCCGCGACACATACTTAAATATTCCAACAAAATCTACAAAAGGCAGGGCTACGCAGTATTTTGTAGATAGGCAAATAAATCCGAACCTAAAAGTGTGGCCTTTGCCAGATAACAGCACAGATGTTATTTTGTATGATGCCCTTATTCGCATGGATGATGCAGATACATATGTAAACACTGCGCAAATACCATTTAGGTTTTACCCAGCACTAGCTGCAGGATTAGCTTATTACATTGCTATAAAAAAAGCCCCTGACCGAATTTCTCTTCTAAAGCCTATTTATGACGAAGAGTTAAACCGTGCGATGGATGAGGACAGAGATAGAGCCTCATTCAAAGTATCGCCAGACTTGAGAAATTACCGATATGTCTAAATACGCTACAGGAAAATGGGCGTATGGAATATCTGACCGTTCTGGCTTCAGGTATAGATTGCGTGATATGCGCAAAGAATGGAACGGTCTTTTAGTAGGCAAGGATGAGTGGGAAGCAAAGCAACCACAACTTGAGCCACTACGGGCGAGGCCAGACCCGCAAGCATTAAAAGACCCAAGACCAGAACACGATATAAGTTCTATGAACAATATTCAGTGGGGCTGGAATCCTGTAGGTTATACAGGTGATAAATATGGCTTCACAGGAAACAATTTAGTTGCCAATGCTTATGTTGGAATTGTCACAACTTCTGTTACTCAAGGTATTGACACTTCTGTTTCTGCTGTAGGAACTTCAGCTTCTGGCGCGGTTGGGACCGCTACAAACGGAAGTGTAACAGTATCTCCTGCAGGTATTAATGGCACAGGGCAAGCAGGTTCTGTATCTGTAACTGTAAATACTAATTTTGCTTCGCCTTCTGGTGTTTTGGGTACGGGTTATCCCGGCTCTACAACAGTTACTACAAACATATTTGCGGTGACAGTAGCCAGCGGAACGAATCCATATGGTACAGGTAATAAGTTTTATTTAGACGGCGCGGTAAGCCCGACAATTAATATTGCAGAGGGTTCTACTTTTCGATTCGATCAATCTGCAAGTTCTAATAGTAGCCACCCATTGAGGTTTAGCACTACAGCTAATGGTACGCATGCAGGGGGGAGCGAATACACGACAGGCGTAACAACATCAGGAACTGCGGGACAGGCTGGTGCATATGTTCAGATAACTGTCGCAAATTCTGCACCAACTCTCTATTATTACTGCAGCAACCATAGCGGTATGGGCGGGACGGCGAACACACCATGAGGGTAAGCCAATGAATTATACAGAATTAACGTCTGCTATAAAAGAATATACAGAAAATGAAGAAACAACATTTGTTTCTTTAATACCTACGTTTATTCAACAGGCAGAACAGCGAATATTTAGAACCGTAACTATTCCTGAAGTAAGATCAAACAGCACAGGCACACTTACGCAAGGCAATCAATATTTGCAAAGACCAGATGATTTTTTAGCTGTTTTTTCTTTGGCAATTATTGACCCTACAACCGCAGCTTACACCTACTTGCTTGAAAAAGATGTTAATTTTATGCGTGAGGCGTTTCCTGTAGCTGCTACACAAGGCGTTCCAAAGTATTATGGACAGTTTGACGGTGATGCTATTGCCGCGAATACATTTGGTCATTTCATTGTAGGCCCAACACCTAACGCGACATATACTGTTGAACTGCATTACTATTTCTTGCCTAAGTCTATAGTAACCACAAACACATCATGGCTTGGTGAAAATGCTGAATCTGTTTTATTGTATGGTTCATTAGTTGAAGCATACAATTTTATGAAAGGCGAAGCTGATATTATGCAACAATATAAAGAAAGATATGAAACAGCGTTGCGTGAGCTTTCTATTATTGATGCAGCGAACAAGGGAGATAGTTACAGAAGATGAACATGCCGTTTGAAATGTCTGTTGGTAGTGTTGGGGTTAAAACTACTAACAATCGAGGCTTTACCCCTGAAGAGGTCGCGGAATTATGCGTTGATAGGTTAATGATCGTATCAAATGACGCGCCACCTGCGATTAGAGATCAAGCCTTGGCTCACAAGGAACGTATGAAGGCTGTAATCGCAGTCTACATGAAACAGGCTATCCAAAGCGATAGAACTACTGTATATAATGCAATCAGTGATGCTGGTCATAAAAAACTAGCTGAATATATAAGGAAAATGTAAATGGCATTCTCAGGAAACTTCATGTGTACCTCGTTCAAAAAAGAACTAATGGAAGGTGTGCATAACTTTAAGTCTTCAGGTGGAAGCACCTTTAACCTAGCTATGTATACAAATAGTGCAAGTTTCAATGCGGCTACCACTGCGTATACTTCTGGAAACGAAGTTAGCGGGACAAACTACACCGCTAAAGGTGTTGCTTTAACTAGGATAGACCCAGCATCTTCGGGAACAACTGCTTTTACTCAGTTTAGTAATGCTGTGTTTAGCAATGTTACACTTACAGCAGTTCGCGGCGCATTGGTCTTTAACGACACAGCTTCAGGCGATCCAACGGTGTGTGTACTAGACTTTGGCGGGGATAAAGCTGCAAGTGCGGGTGATTTTACTGTAGTTATGCCCACTAACAATTCAAGCAACGCCCTTATTCGTATCGCCTAATTGGGGGATAACCCATGCCACTTCCTTATTCTGGCTGGGGCCGAGGTGGTTGGGGTTCTGGCTCTTGGAATAGCCTATCTGTAGGCGTATCCGTTACAGGTGTAGCGGGTACTGCTTCTGTTGGCAGTGTAACAACTACTAGCGGCGTAACACAGCCCGTAACGGGGATAGCCGCTACGGGTTCGGTTGGTAGCGTAACTACCACTAGCGCAGCAAATATTTCTGTTACAGGGGTTTCAGCAACAGCAAGTGTTGGCTCTGTAACAACGACAGGTGCTGCGAATACAACAGCGACAGGTTTATCATCTACGGGAAGTGTTGGAAGCGTAACTGTTACTGGTATTGGTAACATTTCAGCCAGCGCAGTAGTAGCTACAGGGTCAGTTGGCACCACGCATACTGTATCAGGAGATGCGAATGTTCCTGTTACGGGAGTATCATCTACAGGCGCTGTTGGTTCTTCTACTGTTTCTGGCGATGCAAACTTTACTGTAACAGGGGTTTCTGGCACAGGCGCTGTTGGAACTACCTTTACAGGTCTTTCAGCAAACATACCCGTTACAGGAGTTGTGGGATCAACTGCTTTAGATTCCGTAGCTATAGACGCAGATGCAAATGCCCACCCAGTAGGCATAAACTCTATAGGGTCTGTTGGTTCTGCCACCGTTTCTAGCGATGTTAACGTTTCCGCTTCTGGTGTTTCTGGTACGTCTGCTATAGGGACGGTAGACGCTAGAGTTGGGAAGAATGTTTCTGTAGCAGGTGTATCTGCGACAGGCAGTGTTGGCACTGTAAGCCTTGAGTTTGACAATAACATTTCTGTTTCTGGTGTTGTAGGAACAGGTAACGTTGGCAACATCCCGCAAACAACAAGTTCTGTTGTTCAAAATGTTACAGGCGTATTCGGAACTGCATCTGTTGGTAGTGCGACCACAACTAGTGGAGTAACGCAGCCTGTAACGGGTCTGTCAGCAACAGGCGGTGTTGGCTCTGTAGGTTTAACATTATCAGCAAACATTCCCGCGTCAGGTATAGGAGCCGTTGGTAGCGTAGGTTCTACAACAGTAGACGCCAACACAAATCAATCTGTAACAGGTGTGTTGGGAACGGGCAGTGTGGGTTCTGTCAGCGTTGAAGCTGATGGTCAGGCTTCCGCGACAGGTGTATCATCTACAGGTTCTTTAGGGGCTGTAACAATAAAATTCGGTGCATCTGTTGCTGCGACAGGTGTTAGTGGTTCGTCTGGTGTTGGAAGCGTAACAACCAAAGTAGATGCGAATATATCTGCTACAGGCGTTGCAGGAACAGGCGCAGTTGGGGACGTAATTGTCAACATACCTATCGACGTATCCGTTACAGGCGTGTCAGCTACAGGAAGCGTTGGGTCTGTTACTGTAGCGTTTGGTTATGCGGTTACAGGCGTATCAGCATCAGGGCGTGATCCGTTCCCTGTTTCAATAGGAATAGGTCAGTATGTATACCCAGAAGGTGTTTCCGCTACTATGGAGTTGGGAACAGCATTTGTTTGGAATAATATAACGCCTATACATAACGCAAACTGGACCCCAATAACCCCAGCCCCGCCGGGAGATTGGACACAAATATCTCCTAGTTCTTCACCAAATTGGAAAAAGATTGCGTCTTAATGATATGCGCGATATAAATATGTCAGCTTACAGTGTTTAGGAAACTTACATGGCTAGTGTTTACACAAACGATCTAAGATTAGAAGAGATAGGAACTGGTGAACAATCAGGCTCTTGGGGTGCGACAACCAACACTAACTTAGAATTAATCGCTGAAGCATTTAGTTACGGCACTGAAGCCATAACAACAAATGCAAACACACATGCAACTACTATTGCAGATGGAGCAACAGACCCCGGACGATCTTTGTATTTAAAATACACAGGCGCTTTGGATTCAGATTGCACAATTACTATTGGCCCAAACACTGTCAATAAAATGTGGTTTATAGAAAACGCTACTACCGATAGTGGTTCTTCAGGTCCGTACAACATTATCATTAAGCAAGGCACTGGCAACACAATTACAATACCAAACAGTCAAGTTAAGGCTGTTTTTTCTGATGGAGCGGGTTCTGGCGCAGCCATGACTGACGCCTTTACAGACTTGAGCGTCCCAAGTTTGTTTGTAGCGGGGGCCGCAGCGCCTTCAATTGGTGACGTTTTGGCATTAAGCATAGCGTTAGGATAAACGATGGCTAATACATTCAAGAGTTATTTGGCAAGTGCAACGGGAACCTCTGCGGCTACTGTACGCACAGTGCCGTCAAGCACACAGACGGTTGCGGTGGGTATTAACCTCGCTAACATTCTCACAAGCCAGATTAAAGTCAGTGCCTACATTACCAGAAGCGGCACAGATTATTACATTGTTAAAAACGCACCGATACCCGCGCAAGGGGCGCTGTCTGTGCTGGATGGGAAAATTATCTTAGAAGCTGCTGATGTTGTTAAAGTAATATCAGACACGGCAAGCAGCGTAGATACTGTATTATCGGTCTTGGAGATCACCTAATGGCTGGATATATCGGCACGGGCGCAGTCCCGCAGGCTACACAGAAACGTGATTCATTTACGGCAACGGCTGGGCAAACCAGCTTTCCCACAAGTGGATATACACCCGGATTTGTAGATGTTTATATGAACGGTGTAAAACTTGCACCTGCCGATTTTACCGCGACCAACAGCTCAGACGTTGTGCTGGCGGTTGCTGCGGTTGCTAACGACACGTTAGAGATTATTTCTTATAGCACATTTGAAGTATCAGCACAGACATTTACGGGTGACGTTACTGCAAGCGGCGGAACATTCTTGCCCACGGGCGATACGTCTGCGGGTGATGCCGCCGCTATGGGCTATGCTGCGGCGGATGGTTTGGTGCTTACAGGTCAGGGTTCTACATCAGACGTAACTATTAAGAACGATGCAGACGCTACAGTAATGTCGATACCAACAGGTACAACGGGCGTGACGTTTGCGGGTACTCCTACGTTTCCTGATGGCAGTATAAACATTGCTGATCTGGATATTGATGGCGGTACTGACATTGGAGCAGCGTTGGTCGATGCTGACTTAATGGTTGTTGATGATGGTGCGGGTGGGACCAATCGAAAAGCTACCATGTCTAGGCTTGCTACCTATATGGGTACTAAGATCGGTGGGGGTACGGAGTTTATTTCATCTACTGGTGAAATGTCAAATGTTGCTGCTGCTAGTTTTACAGGTTTTGACTCAAGTAAGTATGATGATTATGTATTTCGCTTTAATTATGTACGGCCTGTTTCAGATAATCAAAAATTGTTTGGTCATGCAAGTACAAATGGTGGTAGCAGTTATGATGAAACTAACGGTAATTATCACTTTAATGGCTTAACAGATACAACAGGTTTTAATATTAATCACCAAAGTGGTGCAGGAGATGATACAAACGAATATGGCATTGTAGGAGAACTTAGATTATTCAAACCTCATGCTAGTACATATACGACTGCATATGCGGCAACAGTTGTTTGGAGCATGGGCGGCTATCTATACAGAGGCGCTGATGGTGATTACCGTGGTTCAGGCTATCTTTTTACAACTGAGGTAAATGCAATTCAATTTAAATTTGGCAGCGGAAATATACTTTCAGGAGAGATTAGTATGTTCGGAATAGTAAACTCATAACACAACAACAAAGGAAAAGCAGAAATGCCCCGCTACCATAATATAAACGGAGAAATGGTGCAGTTCACTGCCCAAGAAGAAACTGCCCGTGATGCAGAAGAAGCGGCATGGGCTGCGGGGGCCAACACCCGTGCAGCGGCGTCTGTGCGCGAAGACCGCGACAAGAGATTAGCAGAATGCGATTGGATGGCTAATTCTGACGTAACAATGGCAAGCGCGTGGACAACGTACAGACAAGGGTTGCGTGATGTACCAGCACAGTCTGGGTTTCCAAACAGCGTCACATGGCCCACTAAGCCTACTTAGGAGATTATAAGATGGCAGGATATATCGGCAGCAAAGGCTCTGGAATTATCTCAGGTATTGATGCGTCTATAGCGGACCTCAACCTGACGGATAAGGCTTCAGCCAACGGCACCACAGAAGCCAATAAAGTTCTTACTGCTGACGGTAATAAGGACGTTACTGCGATCCGCAACTTGACTGCTACAGGCACTGTTACACGCGCCCTGACACGCGGCTCTATTGATGTTGGCAATAGTTCTGGTGTGTCTACGCCTCTGGCTATCGGCGGTGCAAATACACTGCTTCAATCCGATGGAACAGATGCGTCTTGGGCTACTGTTTCTGGATCAGATAGCAGGCAAGAATTTGTAGCAGATGGGACGGTTGGTGCAAGGGCAGGAGTTTTTCTAACTGTAGCTGGTAAGGTGTCTGCAAGCCCAGCTTATTTATTATCTGATTATGACCAAATATCCGATTTGGGAACTGTGCGGAACCTCCAAGCCAGTGCTGCCTACAGCGGGGCCAGCGGTTGTACTGCTTTTTCTACACAAGACAACAAAATTGTTAGTGTAATGAAAAATATAGTTTATAGCACTGCTATAAATATGCAATATATGGTAAGCACGTTGGCAGCAGATGGCACGTTATCTCACGGCTCCCTTTTAGACTTCAATACTAGCAGCTTCCCATATATAACCGCTATTAACATGAAATATAATGCCGCTATAAACAGATTTATCTGTTGGGGCGGAAACGGCTACGGTCCCGGAGTGTCGGGCGTTGCCAATACTCAACAATTCATTGCTATAGGAACGCTAAACGCAAGTAACAATACCGTTGCTTGGACTTTTTCTAATGTTACCAGCGTTGGTTATTATTCAGGCTCATATTCTAGTATACCCTACTCTACAAGATCGTGTAGTTTTAACTATTGTCCTTTTGATGTTGCTACTGATGGGAGCCATATGGCTACTATAGCACAAGGCTATTTTGACAACAATGGAAGCGCCCTACAGACCAGCATGAGAGCTTTTTCTATAAATGCGTCAAACAACACTGCCTCTGGTGGCTCTTGGGTAACTATGAAACACGCCAACAGTAATGTAATCGCAAACTATAACGGCCCTTACAATGTAACTTGGCACAATGGCACTTCACAATACATCCTTCAGGTTTATGGGGGAAATGTATACGGCATAAACACAAGCACTTATGCTGCGTATAACAATACAACCGTTTTTTGGTTAGCAACAGTGAGCGGCAACACTATCTCTCAAGTCACTACAAGCAGTATGCTTAAAACTGACGGTAGCGGACTTAGTAGTGGTTATAGTGCGCCACAGAATAAGGATATAGTATGGGTTGCGACTGATAATGCTAATGTTTTATGGGGCATTAGTGGGACTATGGATTACACTAACGGCATAGTTCTGCACAGAGTTACAATAGGTAGTGGTAGTCTTAGTTCATACAGCCGATCTGACGTAATTAATCTTAAAGACTCACAGTTTGGCAATATTAGCATTGTTGGCGATGGAATCGCTAGTTGCAATACAGTAAATCCACTTCCTGTAAATGGTGGAACCTCATCCCCTAAGTGGCTTTTAAATTTTTTAAACACTAACATTAGTGCTACGGGTTTATTAAGTACGGCTAAATGGTCTGCGGAAATTACATACGACAGCTCCACACTTGGCAGTGTTACTTATTCGGAGGGGAATGGAGTACCTAGTCAACCATTTGATGCCCCCGGTGTTACCCAATACTATCCTTCGGGGGGTAATTGTTGGGCCTATGATTCTAACAGGAATCAGGCTGTTGGAATTGGAACAACCACCACTTCTGATGGCACATCCACACAGAAGTACATTACGGCTGTTGCGGTAAAAACAGGGGATAAAGGTTCTCTTAATAACGTCATTGGTCTTAACGATAGTTCATCTAGCGTGTCAGATGGCAATACAGTGACAACGGCAATGATGGGTAGTGTAGTGTCTGGATTTAGCGGTTTGGGGATAGGTAGCGAACTACTATCTTCTAACGGATCAACAGTCGGAAGAGCTATTTCCGCGACTAAAGTTTTTGTAACTGCTGATGGAAGCGGTGGGGGATAAGAAAATGTATATTCCAGAAAATTTACCTGTATTTACTGCGTGGTATTCTGTTGCCGATATTCCCAATAAGCCGCCGCAGGAACCAGAGTCTTCGATGTATGCTTTTCAAGTTTGGCGTAACTTAAAACTGTGTGAAAGTGATTTTATGGCTTTAGGCGATACGTCAACAATGTCTACGGATTGGGCAACATATCGACAGGCTTTGCGTGATTTACCCTCTAATGAAAATTATCCTGCAAACTTACTTGACCCAACATTTGTACCGCTAGACCCTAACGGAGAATAACTATGACCAAAGCCAGAGATTTAGCAGGGTTCTCGACGGGTTCGATTACCAACACCACGGCTGACGGCCTTATCCTAAAAGGCGATGGTAGCAGCACAGACGTTGTAATTAAAAACGGCGCTGACGCTACGGTGGCATCAGTCGCAGATGGTACAGTAAATATTGCTGCTGCGGGTTCCATAACAGCTACAGGCGCGTCTGTGGGCGCGTTGGCTAGGGGCGCTATACAAGTAGGCAACTCGTCAGGTGTGGCCGCAGCGTTGGCTAAAGGTACGTCAGGCTATGTTTTAACCGCAGGTGCTAATGACCTATCTTGGGCTGAAGGTGGCGGCGGCGGGACAGAATTTATTGTTTCATCTGGCGCTATTTCAAACGCATCAAGCGTAGCTTTTACAGCTTTTGATTCAAGTAAATACGATCACTATGTTTTTTGGTTTCAGAATTTTCAATGTAACAATAACGGGGGTGAAATTAGAGTGCAAACAAGCACTGATGGCGGTAGTAATTATGCTACATCAAATGGCGATTATCATTCTGGTGGAAACACCGACAGAGAGGGCATGATGTTGTTAGGCCCCTTTGGTGTTAGCATTATAGCAGGGAACCCCGGATTTAACGGACGGTTTGAATTATACAATCCTCATGCCGCAACTGTTACCTATGGAGCTAGTTTTGGGGTCAGCCCAAGCACTTCGGGGGCCGATTACGCAGAGAATGTTCACAATAGGAGTGACTCCGTTGGGGTGAGGGTGGCTGCGGAAGATGTTGATGCGGTCAGGTTTATTCCTCAAAGTGGAAGTATTACCAGCGGTGAAGTCGTTATGTACGGAATTAAAAACTCATAGAATATACCGTGTAGCCAGATGGTATTAAATATTGTAAAGTGCCTGAAAGAACTGGCTAAATCGAAGGTGTTCTATGGCGTTAAGCAAGCTAAAATTTAGGTCAGGAGTCAATAAAGAAACTACATCTTACAGCAATGAAGGTGGTTGGTTCGATGGTGATAAAGTACGTTTTCGTGCTGGATTTCCAGAAAAAATTGGTGGTTGGGTAAAAAGGTCAAACGAAGCGTTTATAGGCACATGTAGGTCTTTGCACTCTTGGGTCGCACTTGATGGCACTAAATTATTAGGCATAGGAACCAACAGAAAGTTTTACATAAATAACGGTGAAACATTCTATGACATTACACCTATAGACAGAACAGATACGCTTACAAACCCGTTTACTGCCAGAAGCACAACGCTTCACAACACGCAAGTTTTACCAACTGATACAGTTATTCGTCTTACAAATAACTCAGCAGCAACAGCATTTGCGCCTTCTGGAAAAATTAAAATAGGTTCCGAAGTTATAACCTATACAGGAACGTCCGCTGACACTCTTACAGGCTGCTCTAGGGGGCAAGATGGAACCACAGCAGCAACGCATGCGGGTAACGCATCTGTTTCTAGCTGTACGTTTAAAGTCACAGATGCAGACCACTTGGCTTCACCCGGAGATTTTGTAATATTTTCCAACGCAACTTCTTTAGGCGGTAACATTGTAGCCAATGTTTTAAATCAAGAATATGAAATAACGGCGGTTATAGATGGCAGTAACTACCAAGTTGAGGCCAGAACAGTATCTACAATACAATCTATTACTGTTTCTGGCGGCTTAAACCCTACAAACGTTTATTCTACGTCCTCGGATACAAACGGCGGCGGAACTGTAACCGCAACATATCTTTTAACTTCTGGCCTGGACACTTCTGTATTTGGTACTGGCTGGGGGGCGGGTAGTTGGAGTCGCGGAACTTGGGACTCATCTGCTAGTATTAGTGCTGCGGGGCAGGCGTTGGGAAGTTGGACGCAAGACAACTTTGGTCAAAGTCTTCTTATAAACGCACATAATGGAAATATTTATTATTGGGATTACACCTCTGGCTTTACATCAAGAGCGGTCCCTTTATCTAGTTTGGCAGGCACAGATGGCTTCGCGCCAACTGTAGCAAAGCAAGTTATGGTTTCAGATCAAGCTGCGCACACAATAGTATTTGGCTGCGATCCCGAAACCAGTATTGGAACTCAAGACCCAATGTTGATTAGATTTAGTTCTGTTGTGAATAGCAGGGCTGAAAGTCTGATTGTTTGGAAAACAGAAGAAACAAATTCTGCGGGAGATTTAGTGCTAGGTTCTGGCTCTGAAATAGTAACTGCCGTTGAAACAAAACAACAAATTATTGTTTTAACAGATACGTCTATTTATTCTCTGCAATTTTTAGGACCGCCACTTACTTATGGCGTAAATATGGTTTCAAGCAATATCACTGTTGCTGGTTCTTTCTCGACTGTTAGCATTGAAGATTCAGTGTTTTGGATGGGGCTATCAGAGTTTTATGTTTATGATGGTGGGGTTAAGGTAATACCATGTTCTGTTAAAGATTACGTGTTTAATGATTTTAATGATGCTCAACGTGAAAAGGTTTGTGCAGGATCAAATACTGCCTTTACAGAAGTTTGGTGGTTTTATCCTTCATCAACAAGTCCAGATAACGACAGATATGTTGTGTATAATTATGGTCAAAACATCTGGTATTTTGGCAATCTAAGCCGAACATTTTGGCAGGATAGAGGTATTGATTCTAACCCAACAGCCGCTGGCGGTGATAACTACCTTTATACACATGAGTTCGGGTTTGATGATGGTAGCACTAATCCTGTTAGTCCAATTATTTCACACATTGAAAGCAGTCAAATGACTATAGGTGAGGGCGACAAGTTTGTATTTATCAGCAAGATCATACCAGACTTAACGTTTAGAAATTCTAGTGAAGCTACGCCAACAGCCGTTATGACAGTACAGGCTAGAAACTTTCCCGGTGGTCCGTATCTGCAGTCCAACAGTAAAAACGTAACTAAAGAAGTTTCTACCACTGTGGAAGAGTTCACAGATCAGCTTTACGTTAGAATACGTGGACGAAGTTTTGCGTTTAAAATACAATCGTCAAATTTAGGTGAAACATGGAGACTAGGAACGCCGCGTGTTGAAATAAGACCAGATGGCAGAAGATAAATGTCAAGAAATTTAGCCAAACCTTTCTTTGGAAAGCCGCCAACTGAGTATTCTATAGCTTATATGGATAGCTTGGTACGTTCATTTGCTCTGTATATTCAGCAAATGCAAAATCCCGGCGCTGGTAGAAATACCACACAAGTTTTTACGAACTTGCCGAACAATGATTCGGGTTTAGAAGATGGCACTGTTTTTGTTGTAGATGGTGTTTTAAGGGTTCCTGTTGCTCATCAGCCTTATGCTGCTGGTGTATTGGGAACGGGGCAAGTTGGTACGGTAACGGTGACAGCATGACAGATGAACGAACATTACAATCTGCACATAGCAGAATAGACAAGTTGGAAAAAGATATGGTTGCGCTGCAAACAGAAGTCAGAATCCAGTTTAAAGAATTATTTGTTCGGGTTAAGAGACTTGAAACAACGCTAATGGCAGCGTCAGGCGCTATCATGTTAATGCTTGTGACCATACTTATAAAAATGGGTTAGGAGCTTTGTTTTGCAATGATAGACCCTGTAACAGCATTTGCCACAGCTAACGCCGCCTTTAAGGGCGTTAAAATGTTGGTTGGCGCAGGTCGTGAAATGCAGGACGTTAGCAAACAGTTAGGAATGTGGTACGGCGCAGTCGCAGATATTACACGCGCTGAGTCCCAACGTAAAAACCCCACTTGGCTAGACAAAAAAACACATGGTACTGAAAATATAGAAAAGGAAGCAATGGACATTATTGTCCGCAAGAAAACATTAATTGAAAAGGAAAAAGAAATTAAATTTATGTTAGATTATCGTTTTGGATTAGGCACTTACGACGAAATGCTAGGTATGCGTAGACAAATACGAAAAGAACGGGAAGATACCATATATGCAGCTATGGAAGCTAAACGCCAACTCGCAAACAATGCAGCCATAGCAGGACTGTCTTTAGGCATAATTAGTGTTCTTGGTGGCGGCATGTATTTAATTGTCCTAGCGACCCAATAATGGATAGCTGGGTTTTATATTTTCTTATTGTTTTTATAAATGGCGATTCATTTGTGTTAGAAAACAATCAACGCTTTGAAACAAAAGATGAATGTTTAATAGAAGGTATGCAAAAAGGAAGTTCTATTGTAGAAAACATAATAATAATGTCGGGAATACCCGCTTCAGGGCAATTCACTTGTCGTAAAGTTGGGGTAGATACATGATGTTAATTGCATCTGCAATTGTAGCTGGTTTAGCTAGTCCTGATTTTGTAACTTGCCAATTGGCTAAACGCACTAAAATACAGGATGAAATGGTTTGTATTTACAAAGGACCAAACAATACGATAGGTTATCACTATCCGAGTTTTAGTTTTAAGGAATGTCCAAGACAGTTTCAATGCCGATACTCACCCGATACTAAGCGGCGTCCGACTGTTAAGGAAATAATGGAAGGCTTGCAAGGGGGCTTTGAATGACAAACGCTTTTGAGAAAATACTAGAATACAAAATTTTACCGCGTTTTATGATGTTCACCATGACGATAGTTTATGTTCGGTGCATTGAGTGGGCGCTTACACAACCCGATTTGTCTACACAGCAGGCAAGTCTAATTTCTGTTGTCACAGGCGCTATGACAGGCGCATTTGCCGTATGGTTGGGGTCAGAGAAATGATAACACTATTAGGTAGCTTATTAGGATTTGGCAGTTCATTTTTGCCAGAGGTTCTAAATTACTTCAAGGCAAACCAAGCGCAAAAGCACCGCATGGAAATGATGCACCTTGAAACAGAACTAGCGCAAAAACGTTCTGAGATGAAGCTGGTTGAGTTAGATAAACAAGCTGACATTGAAGAAACGAAAGGGTTGTATTTACATGACAGTTCTATCGACGCTGGAAGTTTTATCAACGCCTTGCGTGGGTCCGTTCGGCCCGTTATCACTTATATGTTTTTTGCTTTATTCATTGCCACAAAAGTCGTGATTATGGTGAAGGTCACACAAGCTGGCGGTGATTGGATGCAAGCGGTTGAACTTATGTGGGATACAGAAACGGCTGGATTGATGAGCGCAGTGTTAGCCTTCTGGTTTGGCAATCGGGCTATATCTAAGTACGCGGGGAAATAAATGCCTAAAATCCAAAAAATTAGATGTTTATCCCGTGGATGGGAAAAACGATTAAAAAAGGCTTACAAGGCCAAAGTTCGACAATCAAGACGCAAGGAATGTAAAAATGGGATACAAGCTGAGTAAACGAAGTCTGTCTAGGCTGGAAGGCGTAGATGAAAGACTAATCGGTGTTGTTAAATACGCTATTGGCGTTACGAAGCAAGACTTTAGTGTAATCTGCGGGTTGAGAACAATAGAAGAACAACGTGCTTTAGTTGCGAAAGGGGCTTCGCAAACCATGAAGTCAAAACACATTGACGGTAACGCTGTTGATCTTATGGCTTACTGCGATGGCGGCAGATGGGAACTCAACCTATATGATGAAATTGCAGACGCCATGAAAGAAGGCGCAGAGGCTGTGGGCGCAAAGCTGCGCTGGGGCGCTGCGTGGACGATAGATGACCTTGGAGCGTGGGAAGGTAGCGCAGAGAATGCTATGAACAGTTACATAGACATAAGGCGCTCACAGGGGCGCAGACCGTTCATTGACGCGCCACACTTTGAGTTAATGCTGTGATATGCACGTATTCGTTCTTATGGTCTATCTGGGCTATGGGGATGACCGAATCTTGTTGAGTGAAGATATGTATTTCCACCGCGTTGACTTCTGTAACAAGGTGGCAAGTGAAGTCGTTAAAAGGTACAGTACGCACGGAATAGAAGTAGAAGACAGGGTTGTTGCTTACTGTGTGCCAAAATATCTAAATCAGGCTCCTGAAAATGTTTACTAACCCGAACAATTTAGTTTTTTTAAAAAAAACAATAACCCCTACAAATGTTCGGGTTTGTATGCTAGAAAAGCAAACAACTGAGGTTACGACATGATGAACAGCATGCAGAACATGGGCAGATACGGCGATACACGCATGGCGCATGTGGCTCCCGGCGAAATGGTTGTGCCGCGTCAGGTTATGCAGAACAACCCTCAGATGGCACAAGGCATTGCATCTGCAATTAGGTCAGAGGGCGTTGACCCTAGACGCTATATGGTTGGTACACCGCAGAATAGTATAAACCCGAACACAGGTCAGCCAGAGTTTTTCTTACCGCAGTTAGCTGCTTTCGCTGGAAAAGCTCTTGCTAGTAACGCTGTCAAAGGCGCGTTGACTTCTTTGGCAGTGCGTAAGTTGCAAGGTAAGAAGGCTGGACTGCGCGAGGCTTTGATCGGTGGCATTCTAGGCGAAGGCATAGGCGGCGCTATGGGTAAGGGTACATCCATATCTAGCCTGTTTGGTGGCGTGGGTGGCGGAACGTCTATGGCGTCTGAAGCAGCGGGAGATTTAGCTGCTGAAGGACTTAGAAAACAGGAAGCTGTTAACGCTTTAACCAAAAGTGCAGGCAGAGCAGCCACGGATCGTGGATTCACCCCCGCGAAAGAACTTGTTCAAACAGCCGCACGGCGCAGCGTAGACCCTGTTAAAACCGTACCGCAACGTGTGTTTAAAGAAGACCTAATGGGCATTGGCGAGTTGGGATCGTCTGTATTTCCAAGCCTAAAGGACGAAGGCAACATCCTTGGCAAGCTGTTAAATACCAAAGCAGGTGAAGCACTGGCGTTTGGTCTAGGTGCAGAGCTACTAGCAAAAATACAAGGTGACGATGATGAAGACGATGGACGCGCTGAAATAATCGCAAGAGCCAATCGTCCATTTGGATTTGGCAGTCCAACATCCATCAACACCATGAGGACATTAGCTGACGGCGGTGAAACAACGCCTGATTACTTCCCGCGTAGAAACGGCGGTATAATGCCAAGCGAAGGCTCTGGCACAAAAGACGATGTACCCGCTATGCTAATGGCTGGTGAGTTCGTA